TTCATCGGCGGGTTCGCCGGCGGCTTCCGCGTCGCGGCCATGATCCTGACCGGGATCCGCACGGTGCGCGGCGCCAGGCTGCGCGTCGCAGCGTCCGACGGGGAATTGCGGGAGGATTTCGCTTGACCGAACGCCGCGACATCGGCGCGCGCCTGGAGAACTGGGCGCGCGTCTACCACGACAACCCGCGACCAGGTCTCAGCCCGACGGCCGCGTTCTGCGACCAGCTGCGCCGCGAGGCCGAAGGCGAGAAGCCCCAAGCTGAGCGCCGCAAGGTCGACGAGGCCGATGCCGCGCTGATCGAACGCGGCATGCGGGAGCTCGAGACGAAGTACCGCATGCTCCTCTGGTGGTGCTACATCAAGCAGGCGCAGCCCGAGATCGTCTGCCGCAAGATGTCCATCGCCCACCGGCCGGCGACCGTCTTCGTCAACCTGTTCCGCGACGCCCAGCGCGCGATACAATCCGTGGTCGAAAAGTACGAGGAGCGGTGGAAGTGAGCACGGACGGAAACGAATTCAGGAAGGTCCACTGGACCGGCGACCAGTGGGAGCCGAGCGACGATGACGGCGCCGACGGCCTGCCCGTGCAGCCGCCGCGCGGGCCCGGCCTGTCTGCCGAAGACCTGGAGCTGCTGACGCTGGCCGCGCGCGCACTCGGCGCCATGCGCATCGAGGAAGTCGAAGGCGAAGCGTGGCTGAACCTGTACTTCGCCGATGGATCGACCGCGTGGAACTGGAACCCGCTCCTGCACAGCGACGACACGATTGACCTGGCCGCGCGACTGTCGAAGCGTGACGGTGGCGTTGCTATCCTTCTAAACTCTCGCTTCGACCAGACAGGCTTCGCGACGGTGTACACGGATGAGCACCACGTGAGCAGCCAGGAATGGATGCTTGACGACCCGAAGGCGGCGATCCTCCGCGCCGTTACGCGCGCCGCTGCCGAGATTGGCAAAACCATGGCATGACGCCCGAGCGTCAGAAGTCCAGCTGCTCGAACGTAATGCCCAACGCGGCCGCGATCTTTTCCTTGGTCGACCGGCGCAATGATTCGCTGTTCTCCTGCTTCGCATAGGACGGCTGGGAAATCTTCAGTCGCGCGGCCACCTCGGCTTGCGTCAGCCCCAGGTACTCGCGCCAAGCGCGCACTGGCGTGGCCCCGTCCACCGTCGCGCTCACCACCTCGTGCGGGATCAAGCCCCGCTCCTCAATGAGGCTCTTTCGATATTCGTCGTAGGGGATAACGACAAAGGCCGGCTTCCCGTCCGGCCCGTTGATCACTTGAATGTTAGTAGGTGCGTTCATCTCGTTTGCTCACTTCGTTGATTTCGACGATTTTGATTTGTCCGTCCCAGTCAAACAGCACCCGATAGTTGCCGACTCGGAGCCGGTAGCCGCTGTCGTGGTTCGTCAGGGCTTTGACGTTCTGGCAGTTCGGCATCGTGGCCAGCTTCATCACCGCATCGCGGATCGGGCCCTGCACCTGTTTGTCCAGTTTGCGCAGTTGCTTGGCAGCTTTTTGGGTCCAGTTGATCGAGTTCATGAGATGTATTATAGCTGTTTTATAGCTTTAGTCAACGAAAAGCTATATCGTAGCGCTGAATTTTCTCGTGGTCATGTGGTGGGTTTCCCGATTCCGCGACACCGGCAACATTCCCATTCGAAATTTCTTGACAGTCGGAAATCTCAGCAGTAAATTCCCAGCCACAACTTATTTCCGTCGATCACGACGTGTGCGGTTGCCTGATGGCAGCCCCCGGCGTGAACGAATCCCGAAAAGCCCTGCGATCAGCGATGACGCGGGGCTTTTTGCTTTCCGACTTCCGGAGAATCCATGCTCAGCTCGATCTACCGCCCCGGCCTGCTGGCCGCTGTCGCTGCCATTCTTAGCGCCGCCGGCTACTCCGTGACCGCCATGGCCAACCAGCCGTCGATGATCAGCGAAGCGCCGCGCCCGGTGCGCGCCAGCAAGCGCAGCCTGTTCGGCGGGATCCGTGCGAGCACTAGCCTGCACGGCCGCAAGGGCGCCGGCGTCTCGATGGCGCAGCAGCAGCGCCGTGCCGCAAAGGCGCGCAACGTCGCGCGAAACCGACGGCACCACCGCTGACCAGGTCACCATGCAGTTCTTCGAACAAGTTTGCGACGGACGCACCGTGCTCAGCGACAGAGTCGAGCCGGACGCCCAGTTTGTCACCGACGACGTCGACGCGCCGTGCTGGATCGAGGCGAAACGCCAGCTCGGCTACACGCTGACGCCGGCGCAAACGCGGCTGCTCGACGAGTTCTACGACCGCCACGAGCACGACACCAACCCGACCACCGCTTGACGCGGACGTCTGACCAGCCGGGAACAGCAGCGGCACCAACTACCCGAGGACCCTATGCCGTTCCAGATGACCGACCCCGAGCTGCGTCGCTGGCTGCTCGTCCTTCACCAGGTCAAGACCATGCGCGCCACGATGCGCATGCGCCCTGCACACTGACCGTTCTCCCCGTGTCTCCTCCGCCCTGCTGATCGACCAGGGCGTTTCCGGCCCGGCCGCCACGTGCGCGCCGGGCCATTTTTTTGACCGAATGCCATGACCGCAACCACCTACAAGCCCGCACTGGCCGCGAAGCTGTGCGCCGCGCTGGCTGCCGGCGAGAGCGGAAAAGACAGCCTCCGCTCCGTGTGCAAGTTGCCCGGCATGCCGAGCCGCGCGACGGTATATCGCTGGCTCGAAGAGAGCGCCGAATTTCAGGCCATGTACGCCAAGGCGACCACGCAGCGTGCCGACGGCTACATCGACGAGATTGTCGAAATCGCGGACACCGCGCCCGGCACGAAGAGCGGGATCGCAAAGGCCAAGCTGCGAATCTACGCGCGCGAGAAGTACGCGGCCAAGATCGCTCCGCGCAAGTACGGCGAGAAGATCGATGTGAACCACGGCGGCCAAGGCGATAACCCGATCAAGACCGTCACCCGCGTCGAGCTGGTGCCGCTGTCGAAATGACGACCGCGCAGATCGCCATACCGGAGAAACTGATCCCGGTGTTCCAGGGTGAGGCCGACGTACGCGGCTCCTACGGTGGCCGCGGCTCTGGCAAAACCCGCACGTTCGCGAAGATGATCGCCCTGCGCGGCTACATCTACGGCATGGCCGGCGTCACCGGCCAGCTGCTGTGCGCGCGCCAATTCATGAACTCCCTCGCCGACTCGAGCCTGGAGGAGTGCAAACGCGCGATCGAGGAGGAGCCGTTCCTGGCTGCCTACTACGAGATCGGCGACAAGTTCATCCGGTCCCGAGACGGCAACGTGTGGTTCGCCTTCGCTGGCCTGGATCGCAACATCTCCAGCATCAAGTCGAAGGGCCGCATCCTCATCTGCTGGGTCGACGAGGCCGAGCCGGTGACGGACGAAGCGTTCACCACGCTGATCCCGACGCTGCGCGAGGAAGGTGACGACTGGAACGCGGAGCTGTGGGTCACGTGGAACCCGAAGCGCAAGGCGGCGGCCGTCGAGAAGCGGTTCCGCAACACCGACGACCCGCGCATCAAGGTCGCCGAGCTCAACTGGCGCGACAACGAGAAGTTCCCTGCCAAGCTGGAACGCGAACGCCAGCGTGACCTGCGCGACCGCCCCGACCAGTACGACCACATCTGGGAAGGCGGTTACGCCACCGTCATCGAGGGCGCCTACTACGCAGCCAGCCTGACCGCCGCGAAGGCGCAGGGGCGCATCTGCCGCGTGGCGGCCGACCCGCTGATGACGCTGCGCGTGTTCGTCGACATCGGCGGCACCGGCGCTCGTGCGGACGCCTTCACGATGTGGGTGTCGCAGTTCATCGGCAAGGAAATCCGCGTGCTGGACTACTACGAGGCCGTCGGCCAGCCGCTGGGCACGCACCTGGAGTGGATGCGCGAGCGCGGCTACAGCCCGAGGCGTGCACAAATCTGGCTGCCGCACGACGGATCGACGCAGGACAAGGTGTTCGACGTCTCCTACGAGTCAGCGCTGGAGGGCGCTGGCTATACGGTCACCGTCGTGCCCAACCAGGGCAAGGGCGCAGCCAAGGCGCGCATCGAGGCCGCACGCCGGCTGTTCCCGTCCATGTGGTTCAACGCCGAGACGACCGAGGCCGGCCGCGAAGCGCTGGGCTTCTACCACGAAAAACGTGACGAAGTGCGCGGCATCGGACTGGGTCCGGAACACGACTGGTCCAGCCACGGCTCCGACTCGTTCGGCCTGATGTGCGTGGCCTACGAGGAGCCGCAGGCCTGGGGGGACGACGAAGAAGAGGATCCGGACTACACCGGAAGATCAACGATTGGCGGCTACTGATGGCATACGAACAATTCAACATTGAAGACGACCAGATCGACGGCGCTGCGCCGCCGGCGAAGCAGCACCCAGCCGAACTGCTGCGGTCCTTCATCGGCCAGCCGAACATCGTGCCGCTGCTTCCACCAGAAGTGGTCAGCAAGATCGGCATGGAGGTCACGCGCGGCTACGACGCCGACGACAGCAGCCGCGCCGACTGGTCGCGCATGATGAAGACGGCCATGGACTTGGCCATGCAGGTAACGCAGGAGAAGAGCTGGCCGTGGCCAAAGGCGGCGAACGTCAAGTACCCGCTGATCACCACGGCCGCCATCCAGTTCAGCGCGCGCGCCTACCCCGCCATCGTGCAGGGTGAGCAAGTCGTCAAGGGCATGGTCATGGGCCCGGACCCGGACGGCGAGAAGAAGAAGCGCGCCGACCGCATCGGGCACCACATGTCGTACCAGCTGCTCGAACAGATCGAGGACTGGGACGAGGACACCGACAAGCTGCTGCTGCAGATGGCGATTGTCGGCTGCGCGTTTCGCAAGACCTACTTCGACACGACGCTCGGCCGCCCGCGCAGCGAGATGGTCCCGGCGAAGTACGTGGTCTACGACCATGCCACTCCCTTCAAGGACCTGCGCCGCATCAGCCAGTGGCTGCCGCTCTACAAGAACGACGTCATAGAACGCGTGCGCGGCGACGTCTTCGTCGATGTGCAGCTGGGCACGCCGGTCGGCGCGACGAACGACGAGGACGCCCCGCACGAGTTCATCGAGCAGCACTGCTGGTACGACCTAGACGACGACGGCTACAAGGAACCCTATATCGTCACGGTCGTGAAGGAGACGTCCGAGGTGGCGCGCATCGTCGCCCGCTTCGACGAAGACGGCATCTACCTGAACAGCAAGGGCGAGGTCGCGAAGATCGAGCCCGTCAGCTACTGGACGAAGTACCCCTTCATGCCGAACCCGGACGGCGGCTCGTACGACGTCGGCCTCGGCCTGCTGCTGAACCCGATCAACGAAACGATCAACACGGTGCTCAACCAGCTGCTGGACGCCGGCACGCTGGCCAACACGGGTGGCGGCTTCATCGGTACCGGCCTCGGCCTGAAGTCCGGCAAGGCGTCCTTTACGCCAGGCGAGTTCAAACCCGTCGATAGCAAGGCCGGCAAGATCGCGGACAGCATCTACCACATGCAGTTCCCAGGGCCCAGCCCCGTGCTGTTCCAGCTGCTGGGCATGCTGATCGAGGCCGGCAAGGACATCTCGTCGGTGAAGGACATCTTGACCGGCGAGCAGCAGGTCAACCAGACCGCGACCACCACGTTGGCGCTGATCGAACAGGGCCTGAAGGCGTTCACCGCGATCTACAAGCGCGTGCACCGGTCGCTGAAGAAGGAATTCGCGAAGCTGTTCCGCCTGAACCGCCTGTACCTGCAGCCCGAGGACTACTACCGCTTCCAGGACAAGTCGGAGCCGATCTACCTGCAGGACTACCAGGGCGACGGCACGGACGTGGCGCCCGTCAGCGATCCGAATCTCGTGTCGGACGCCCAGGAGCTGGCGCGCGCCGACGCGCTGATGCAGTTCAAGGGCGATCCCTTCATCAACCAGGTGGAGCTGCGGCGCCGCTTCCTGAAGGCGATGAAAGACCCGAATCCGGATGCCCTGCTCGTCACCGACCCGCCGGCGCCGCCTCAGGACCCGAAAGTCATGGAGGTCCAGGGCAAGCTCGCCGCGATGGAAGTCGAGGTGAACGCCAAAGCCGAAAAGATGATGGCCGAGATCGAGAACCTGCAGGCGCGCAATGCCGAGCTGGAGGCCTCCGCCGCACTGAAGATGGCGCAGGCGCAGGCGATCGGCGGCGAACAACAATTCGCGGTCCTCATGGCCCAGGTCCAGCACATGCTGGACAGCCATCTGGAGCGCACCAAGGCAGCTTTACAACCGCAACAACCACAGGGAGGAATGAACGATGGCAGCAGCACCGGGAATGAGCAAGGAGGAATACCAGCAGTGGAAGGACCACCCGCTGACGCAGCGGTTCCACCAGTACCTGAAGGATTACCGCCAGGCGCTGATGGAGAAATGGGCACAGGGGGCGCTGGCGCCGACCAGCCCGGAAGCGCTGATGGCGGTGGCGCGCTGCCAAATGGCTGACGAAATCGCCACGCTGGAAGACGACTCGATCGCAGATTTTTACCGCAAGGAAGGAGCGAACTGATGTACCAACAGATCAAGCAGCTGGCCGACGACGCGCTGGCACTGCAGAATAAAAACCGCATGGATGCGGCGCTGCGCGAAATCAGCGCTCTGTGCGACCACGCGGCCGCCGCGCAGCCGGAACAACCGGAACCGGCCGAGCCGGCCGAGCCGGCCGTGCTGCCGCCGGCGGGCGACTTCGGTGACGCCGGCGACGCGGTCCAGGAAGGCGGTGCGCAATGAACGCCGCCGTCAACCAGTCCGGGATCCAGCCCGTCGAATACAAAATCCTGATCCTGCCCGAGCAGGCCGAGGAAACCGACGAGACCCTGAAGCGCGCCAAGGCTGCCGGCCTCGTGCTGGTCGACAAGACCACCGAGCGCGAAAAGATGGCCCAGGTGAAGGGCCGACTCGTCGCCGCCGGCGGCAACGCCTTCGAGGACTGGTCCGGCCAAGTGCCGCAGCTCGGCGACGTCGTCTGGTTCGCGAAGTACGCCGGCTACGTCGTCAAGGGCGACGACGGCCAGGAATACCGCCTGGCCAACGACAAGGACATCAGCGCGGTGCTGCTGCCCCGCTCCACTCCCACCGAATAAGGAAAATCCATGTTCTACCTCAGGAAGAAGTACCCGCTCCGGAAACCTGCTGACGGTGAAGGCCACGAGCCGGGCGGCGCGCCCGCTGGCAACGACCCCGGCGCTGCTGCTGGCGCTGCCGGCGCCGACGGCCACGCCGACGACGCGGCCCAGAAGGAGCTGGAAACCCGTGCTCGCGCGATGGGCTGGACGTCGAAGGACGAGTTCAAGGGCGATCCCGCGAAGTGGCGCGACGCCGGCGAATTCGTCGAGCGTGGCGAAAACCTGCTGCCGCTGGTGAAGGCCCAGAATAAGCGCCTGGAGCGCGAAGTCGCCGAGCTGAAGCAGACCACGCGCGAGTTCGCGGAACACCTCAGCAAGACCGAGCAGCGCGCCTACGATCGCGCCATGGCCGACCTGAAGCAGCAACGCAAGGAAGCGCTGGCCGCCGGCGATGGCGAGGCCTTCGAGAAGGTCGACGAAGCGATCGATAAGCTGAAAACCGACGCCGCGGCGAAGGCTGCCAAGCACGCCGAGAAGAAGGACGACGGCGGCGCCGACCCGGTCTACACCGAGTGGGAATCCCGCAACCCGTGGCTGAAGGATGCCGAGCTGTCCGAGTTCGCCGAATTCGCTGCCGAAAAGCTGCGTCGCGGTGGCGAGCGCGCGACCGGCGCCGAGTTTCTCGACCTGGTCGCACAGAAGGTCAAAGCCCAGTTCCCGGCCAAGTTCACCAACCCGCGCCGCGAGACGGCCCAGGCGGTGGAAGGCGCAGCGCCCGCGCGCCGCACCGGCGGCAAGACGTACGCCGACATGCCGGCCGAGGCGCGCGCCGCCTGCGACCGGATGGCGAAGAACGGCTTCGCCGGCGACGAAAAAGCCCAGGCCAAGTTCAAGGCCGATTACGTGAAACAGTATTTCGAGGAAGCATGACCATGAGCCGTACACCGCGAGCAGAAACCAGGGAAGAAGAAGGCCGGAGCAAGCGCGTCCCGTTGGGCGTGGCCCGCTCCAGGCTGTCCGTCGCAGGCCGCCCGGGCTACGTCCGGCGCTGGATCAACGACAACGAGGGCCGGTTGCAGATGGCCCAGGATGGCGGTTACCAGTTCGTCCAGGACGACTCCGTGAAGCAGATCGGCGACCAGGACGTCACGAACGAAAACCGCGACCTCGGTTCGCGCGTGTCCCGCGTGGTCAACCAGACCACCGGTCAGCGCGCCTACCTGATGGAAATCAAGGCAGATTTTTACGAGGAAGACCAGCACGCCAAGATCAAGAAGGTCGAAGAGACCGATCGGCGCATCCGCAAGGGCAAGCTGGAAGAAGTGGATGGCGGCTACGTTCCGGACGAAGGCCGCGGCATCCAAATCGAGACCCGCGCTCGATAACCCGTATTTCGGCGCCCTCGCCGAATCCCCAACAACTGGGCCGCCATCGAGCGGCCCTTGCCTTTTTTGGAGCATCCAATGGCAAACACTGATACCCCGGCCGGCGCCACGCCGGTCGCGCATCGCAACGGGGCCGCGTACAACGGCTCGTTCCGCGTGTACTCGGTCCCGGCCGGCGACGCAACCGCGCTGTTCGTGGGCGACTTCGTCAAGCTGGCCGGCACCGGCCAGACCATCAACGGCCGTGTGCTGCAGGACGTCGCGCGCGCCGCGACCGGCGACGTGATCGTCGGCGTCGTGGTCGGCATCAAGCCCGACACGCAGGACAGCCTGCGCTACCGCGTCGCGAACACCGTGCGCGAGGTCTACGTGGCCGACAACCCGGATCTGGTCTTCGAGATCCAGGAAGGCGCCACCGGCACGCCGCTGACCGCGAACGACATCGGCCTGAACATCAACTTCGTGGTCGGCGCCGGCAGCACCGTAACCGGCTGCTCGGGCACGCAGCTCGACAACGCCACCGAGGCCACCACCGCAACGCTCGACCTGCACCTGATGCAGCCGGTCGCGCGCGACGACAACGCGATCGGCGCGTCGTGCAAATGGCTGGTGACGATCAACCGTCACCAATATTCCAACCAAGTAGCAGGGGTCTAAATCATGGCTGGCATCATCAATACCGGTACCCATCCGAAAGCACTCTGGCCGGGCGTGTTCAGCATGTTCGGCATGTCCTACAACAACCGCGACGAATGGCGCGACCTGGTCACCGTCCAGACCTCCGACAAGCATCGCGAGGAGATGGTCCAGAACAACGGCTTCGGCCTGGCAGCCATCAAGGAACAGGGCGGCTCCATCGCCTACGACACGACGAGCCAGGGCGGTACCGCCACGGCCTACCACGTCGTGTACGGCCTCGGCTACGTCATCACCCGCGAAGCGATCGAGGACAACCTTTACGAGAAACTGGCGATGGCCCGTTCCAAGGCGCTGAAGCGCGCGATGGTCGAGACGAAGAACACCGTCGTCGCCAACTGGTTCAACCGCGGCTTCGACACGAACTATCCGGTCGGCCCGGACGCCAAGCCGCTGTTTTCGGCTGCGCACCCGTCGACGTCGGGCAACCAGAGCAATGTGCTGGCCACGGCTGCCGACCTGTCCGAAGCGTCGTTGGAAGACCTCGTCATCCAGGCCAACGGCGCGACCGACGACCGCGGCAACAAGATCGCGCTGCAGGTGCGCTCGCTGCACATCCCGCGCCAGCTCGAGTTCGAAGCAGCCCGCATCCTGAAGTCGATCAACCAGAACGACACCGCGAACAACGCCATCAACGCGCTGCGCGCGATGGGCACGTTCCCGGAAGGCTTCAAGGTGAACCACTTCTTCACCGACCCGGACGCGTTCTTCATCCGCACCGACGTCGACGACGGCCTGACGCTGTTCCAGCGCCGCGAACTGGAGTTCACGAAGGACAACGACTTCGGCACCGAGAATGCCCTGGCGAAGGCCACGGAGCGCTACTCGCTGCAGATCGGCGACTTCCGCAACTGGTACGGCAGCCAAGGCGCGTAATCGCCGGAGGCAGCCGCAACACCTGGCGCCCTCGCATGTCGGGGGCGTTCTTTTTCATGGAACGCTAGGAGAAACACATGCCCTCCCCTTCCCGCTTTACCAACGGTATCGCCACGGTGCCGAAGGCTGCGCCGCTCGGCAACTTCGGTTTGCCCGACCCGACCGAATGGCACACCTATTTCGATGACTTCGACAGCTACATCGCCGCGGCCTGGGCCGTGACCGCAGTCGGTACCGGTACGGCCGCGCTGGCCAACCTCGACGGCGGCGTGCTGGTGCTGACCAACTCGGCCGCCGACAACGACAGCATCCAACTGCAGAAGGTGGGCGAATCCTTCCTGCTGACGGCAGGCAAGCGCGCCTTCTTCAAGGCTCGCTTCAAGGTATCGGACGCGACGCAATCCGACCTGGTCATCGGCCTGTGCGTGACCGACACGACCCTGATGGGCGCGACGGCTGGCGCCGGCGTGACGGACGGCGTGTTCTTCAGCAAGGACGACGGCGTGGCCACCCTGGACGTGCAGTGCCAGAAAAATGCTACGACCGGCCAGACCCGCGCCGCGGCGATCGCGACGCTCGCGAACGACACCTTCGTCACCGTGGCCTGGGCCTATGACGGCAAGGGCGAGATCGCCTACTTCGTCAACGACCAGCAGCTCGGCACGCTGAACGCCAGCGCGGCCTACCTGCCCGACACCACCCTGACCGCGTCGTTCGGGATCATGAACGGCGAGGCGCTCGCCAAGTCCATGACCGTCGACTACATGTTCGCGTCCGCCGAGCGCTGATCAATCGGGGCTTCGGCCCCTTCCACCTGGAGGCCATCATGGCAGACGCAGTAACCAGCCAGATTCTCGTGGACGGCGAACGCAACGCGGTCATGAAGTTCACGAACATTTCCGACGGCACCGGCGAGACGGCCGTGCTGAAGGTCGACGTCTCGACGCTGGCCGGCGCGCCGAGCTCGGTCAAGATCACCCACATCGAGTACGACATCTTCGGCATGCAGGTCGCAATCCTGTGGGACGCGACCACCGACGTGCCGGCAATCGTCTTGAGCCAGGGCCAGCAGCGTTTCGACTTCACGAGCGTCGGCGGCCTCATCAACAACGGCGGCGCGGGCGTGAACGGCGACATCCTGTTCACCACCATCGGCGCGAGCGCGAACGACTCCTACTCGATCGTGCTGCACATGAAGAAGAGCTGACCATGGCGGGCGACACGTTCATCCTGGGCGACTCGAACGCCATCTGCGACTGCTGCGGGTTCCAGTTCAAGCTGTCCCAGCTGCGCAAGCGCTGGGACGGTGCGATGGTGTGTTCGAAGGACTGGGAGCCGCGGCACCCGCAGGACTTCGTGAAGGCCCGCCCGGAGCGCAACCACGTCAAGAATGCCCGGCCAGGCGCTGAGCCGCGCTTCGTCGGGCCCAACGAGATCACGGCGGACGACCTATGACCATCATTGCATGGGACGGCAAGACCCTGGCCGCCGACAAGCGAGGCACCGTAGCCGGCATGGGTTACGCCGTGACAAAAATCCACAGATTGCCCGATGGCCTGGTCGCATTCTCTGGCGGCGGTGCGCATGCTGCAGAACTGCTGAACTGGTTCCATGGCTCTCGAAACCCTGATACGTATCCCCGCCGCGACGATGACAGTGGGGCCGGTGCGTTGCACATCGACGCACAGGGACGCGTTTTCATGTACAGCGCGGCGAATCCTTTCCCGGAGCGCATCGAGAGTCCGTACTTCGCGCGGGGCTCTGGACGCGATTACGCCATGGCGGCGATGCACTTGGGCTGCGACGCTCGCCGCGCTGTAGAAGTCGCCTGTGCTTTCGATATCGGCTGCGGGCACGGCATCGATACTTTGGAGCTGAAATGACCACGAGCGGAACGAACACCTTCAGCCTCTCGCGCGACGACATCATCGCGGCGGCCGCGCTGGAAAACGGCGACATCGCCCTGGGCGACACGCTGGACGCGGACACGCTGGCCCAGTACGCACTGCGGCTGAACTCCTGGGTGAAGGCCCTGATGGCCGATGGCGCGAAGCTGTGGGCGATGCAGCTGGCCACCCTCTTCCTGCAGCCGGGCGTCTGCCGTTACGTGCTGGGCACCGGTGGCACGCACTGCACCGTCAGCTACGTGCGCACGACCCTGTCCAGCAACGCGGCGGCCGGCGCTGTCGCTGTGCAGCTCGCCAGCTTCACGGGCATGACCGCGGGCGACAACATCGGCGTGCTACTGGCCGACGGCTCGCTGTTCTGGACGACGATCAATGGCGCGCCGGGCGCGTCGACGACGCTCACCACGGCGCTGCCGGGCGCGGCCG